AGGTCCGGGTCTCCATGATTTTTTTAGAAAAAGGGGTTCCAACCCCCTTTACAGTAAGGACTTAGATGAGTAAGGACAAGGCTACACTTACGAGGATTGCCAGTATGTTGGGCGTGACCCGCCAATCCCTCTATAACTGGAAGGCAGAGGAAGGCGCACCGGAACCAGATGCGGACGGCAATTACTCCCTTGGGGAATGGCTGTCGTTTGTTCAAAAGAAAGGGAAGAAAGGGCGGGGCGATGTGTCAGAGCAGGACCTAAAGAACCGGCGTTTACTGGCACAATGTAAAAAGCTAGAAGCGGAGTTATTGATACTGCAAGGGAAGTGGATTCCACGGACGGCAGTAGCGAGGTACATGGAAGATGTGTTTACCTCCTGCCGTTCTAAAATCATGGCATCCACCATGGACGAGATTAGTAAGGATGAAACATTAAATGAACTTGAGAGACTCAAAAGTGCCGAGAGAGTGGTTGCCCGTTCTTCAGAGATTGGACGAGACATATCTAGCATGGAGACCACCGCCGAGATTGACGGTGACGGAATGGGCGGAGAAGCACCGGAGGCTATCGAGTGAGGCGAGCGCAAGACCCGGGGCTTACCGGGTGAACGCTGCCCCGTACCAACAGGGTCCCATGGATGCCGTGATGGATTCGGAGGTGCAAAGCATAACTTTGATGTGGGCGAGTCAAACGGGTAAGACGGAAGTCATTAACAACATCGTTGGCTTTTTCATAGCGCAAGACCCTAGCCCAATTTTGTGCCTCCAGCCCACATTAGAGATGGCAACCACATGGTCCGGGGATAGGCTTGCACCGATGGTACGGGACACCCCGGTTTTAAAGAAGTTGGTGGCAGACCCAAAGGCGAGAGATAGCGGCAACACCAAACTGCACAAAAAGTTTCTAGGGGGGCACATTACCATGGCCGGGGCTAACAGTCCTGCAAGTTTGGCAGCGAGACCCATAAGGGTGTTGTTATGTGATGAGGTAGACCGTTACCCGGCAAGCGCAGGAACAGAGGGAGACCCGTTGAGTTTAGCCGAGCGGCGGACTGACACTTTCCACAATGCCATCATAATCAAGACCAGCACCCCCACCATTAAAGGGTTGTCCAAGATTGAGTTGGAATATTCTTTAACAGACCAAAACGAGTGGTGGTGTCCGTGCCCCATTTGCGGGGAGTTTCAGACTATGAAATGGCGGCAAGTCTTTTGGGCTAAAGATGATTTACAGTCTGCACATTATATGTGTGAACATTGCAACAAATCTATTAGCGAGACCCAACGGGTTGAAATGATTAAGGCGGGAGAATGGCGAGCGGGTGAGGAGTTTAATGGGAAGCGTGGTTATTACCTAAACGGGTTGTGTAGTGTGTTCCCTGCAAAGAAAGGTTTTAAAAACAGACTACACCAAGCAGTTGTTGGATTCTTGGAAGCAAAAAAACGAGGCACGGAAGGAATTAAGACTTGGACCAACACTTTTATGGCGGAGGCATGGGAGGACGTACATGAGGAGGTGCAACCCCATTACCTCATGGCAAGACGGGAGACCTATAACAACGAGGTCCCCGAGGGTGCAGTTATCCTAACGGCAGGGGTAGACGTACAAGCGGACCGTTTGGAGTGTGAGGTTGTGGCGTGGGGTCCGGGTGAGGAGAGTTGGGGAATTGAGTATCGGCAATTTATCGGGGAACCCTCACACCCGGGAGTTTGGAAGAACTTAGACGAGTATTTAATGACACGATTTGAGACAGCAGACGGTAAGACCTTACCCATTGCTGGTGTGTGTGTGGACTCCGGTTTTCAAACCCAACAAGTTTACCAATTTGTCTATCCCCGGCAGCCTCGTAATATCTTTGCCATCAAAGGCATGGGTGGTTTTGGTAAGCCAATTGTTTCGCGTCCAACCAAGTCCAGCGTTAAAGGGGTCCGCCTTTACACAATCGGGACCGACACCGCAAAAGAGTTAATTTTTGGCCGCCTAAAGATTGAGGACCCGGGTTATGGTTATTGCCATTTTCGCATTGGTAATGGATACGATGAATATTGGTTTGAAATGTTAACGAGTGAAAAAGCAGTTACCAAAATATTGCGAGGGGTTAAAACCCGAGTGTGGGAAAAGAAAAGCGGAACCAGTAGGAATGAGGCGTTGGACGTTAGAATCTACGCTTATTGCGCCTTGGTAATTCTAAACCCAAACCTTGAGAAACTAGCCAGAAACCTAGAGGCAGAACCAGAAACCAAACAACCAAAACGGCAAAGGCAAAGACCGGTCCGGGGTGGTGGTTTTGTGAGCAATTTTAGGGTCTAAAAAAAAATAAAAAAAAGTTGTTAAAAAGTGTTGACCTAAATAAACCTAACAGTTAGGTTTCTCTGACCGGCAGGACCGGTAATTAAAAAATGACTGAAAAAATGACTGAAAAAATGACTGAAACAATGACAGGCAAGGTACTCACAAAAAAAGATGGCAGCTTTAAGGCTTACCAATACTCTTTTAACGGTAAAGTGATTCGGACAGGGAAGCGTTTTTATCAAACCGCTTTTATTTACGGGCGCAATCAAGACGAGCTTGCCGCTAAACGTAAGGCAAACGGAGAGTGGTATTGCGGACGGTTTGATTGGTCTTTTGGTAAAAACCCAAGCGAATGGTCAAGGTTTTGGAATTATGAAAAATTTATTATCCAATGGGAGGACGGGGTAACAGGAAAGGAGGGCAAATAATGAATAAACAAATGAGGAAAAACATATTCACAAAAAACGAATTTAAAAAGGAAAACAACAACACCCAAAATAATGAAAATTGCGGGTGTAAGTTTTACGAGTCATGCCCCCGTTGCTTTAACACTCTTACAATTGGAGGTTTTAAGTGCGGCACAGAAATTCCGGGTGGTTACGATGTGTTTAAACGTGATTTGTAAAAAATGAAAAGCGTCATCGAATATCATTGGCTTGAGGAAACAACCGACGAAAACGGAAACATTGAGTCTGTCGAGCGAATCCAAGAACCCTATTTGCCAGACAGTAAAAGCGTTGAGGTTTGCGTTAAGCAAGACGTTTGGGACGGTGGTGGGTCTGATTTTGGTTATGCTTATTTAAATGCAAAGTCTGTAACCTTGCCAACTCATTTTGACAATGGGCGCAAGGTTCCCGCAAGGTTTCACAAACAAGTTGAAAAATTAAACAAATGAGCAAACAAAAGATTTACACATTGCGCGTGGATGACCACATTGTTTACGAGAAAACATATCAAGTAAAAGCGCACAGCATAAGAGAAGCGCGGGAAAAGTTTAAAAGTGGAGATTGGTTTGATGTGCAAGAGGATGCACAGACTTATTTTTACAAGTCTGTAATTAAAAAAGTTGAGGTGGATAAATGAAAAAAGAAAAAACAGAACATAGCGTAACAGTTACAGCATACGTTCCCGGCGGAATTGATATTCTAAAAGAAATGTTGCAACCGGATAAGGAGGCAGCAAAAAACCAAGCGTTGAATCTTTTAGGGCAGGAGACAAAACCCCGGACGATTACAAAGCGCAATTATGAATTAACTGAGTTTGGAATAGCTATTGCCGAGAAAGAATCAATTTGTCTCAAAATCTCAAGAGTTGACGGGGATAAAATTTATTCGGTTGATTTACATTTGGAGGCGTTAAGTTGAAAAAACCAATCAAATGCCCCAAGTGTGGGCACAAGATTAACGTGGGGAGTCTTATGGGGGCACAGACTAGCGAGGCAAAAAAACAATCTTCAAAGGCTAACGCAAGCAAACCGCCCCGCCCGGGCAGCAAGCCAAGGGGCAGACCCCGTAAGTCTGAAATTTGAAACACCCCTAATGGTCAATAGACTCGCCATTAAATGGCGGCGACTACACCGACAATAGAACCTTACGAGTTAATTGCCGGGGACACCTTAAAGTTTGATAAGACCGTGGTGGATTACACCCCGGGTGATGGGTGGTCCCTGACTTATTCATTTAGAAGCAACACCGGCACAGGCTTCGACATTTCCGCCACGGGCAACAATGCCGCCGGTAATTATTCTGTAACTGTTGCCGCTTCCACAACTGCCGGTTACACGGCGGGAGTCTACGCTTGGCAAGCCTACGTTACCAAATCCGGGGAACGTTACCTAGTTGACTCCGGTAAGTTGGTCATCAAGGCCAACCTTAACGCTTTAGCTACTTCCGCCACTACGGACCAAAGAACCCACGCCCGGGTTATGGTCGAGACCATAAGGAGTGTTTTAGAGGGTCGAGCCGGGAGCGATGTGGAAAGTTACAATATTGGCGGACGTTCCATTAACAAAATCCCAATAACAGAGTTAGCGGACTTGTTGCAACGCTACGAGGATAAGTTAAAGGCGGAGGAAGGTTTAAGAAAAACCAAAGACGGCAGGGGCACGGGCAGACTAATTAAAGCGAGGTTTTAAATGGGAGTAATTGACAAATTGGCCAAGCGTTTTGGTTACGTTAAACAACCGGGACAAAGAAGTTTTAAAGGGGCAAACGTTAGCCGATTAACTAGCGATTGGTTAAGCCCAACGACTACCGGAGACGAGGAAATTAGGGGCAGCCTTGTTAGGTTGCGTGGACGTTGCCGGGAGTTGGAACGTAACAACGATTATGTCCGCCGCTATTTGGACGGCATGGAAAATAACGTTTTAGGGGCACAAGGTGTGGGTCTGCAAATGAAAGTGATGGACCAACCTAATAGCCCGGACCGTTACGCTAACTTTGCGATTGAGCAAGCATGGAGTCTTTGGGGGAAAGCTGCCAATTGCACACCCACCGGCAAAATGACTTGGCGAGATTTGCAGAGGCTTGCCTTGCGTAGTTGCATCCGTGACGGGGACGTTTTAATTAGAATTATTAGAGGCTACAAAAACCCGTTTGGTTTTTCTTTGCAACTCATAGAGGCGGACCGTTTAGACAATGAGCATAATTTAAAACTTAAAAACGGCAATAGGATAAGGATGGGCGTGGAGGTGGACCAATTTGGGAAACCGGTTGCTTATCACATATTAGACAACCACCCGGGGGACAATTATTCGGCTAGTTACCAGAGGCGGCAACGCATTCCCGCCAACGAGATTATCCACGTTTTTAATCAAGAGAGAGTGAGCCAAACCCGAGGGGTTCCGTGGATGGTTTCGGCAATGACTCGCTTACAACAACTTGCCGGTTACGAGGAGGCGGAGGTTGTGGCTGCCCGGGTTAGTTCCTGCAAAATGGGTTGGTTGATGAAAGAAAACTCTGACGGTTACACCGGAGAGGAGGACACGGATTACAACCTTTTAATGGAGGCAGAACCCGGGACCATTGAGGAGTTGCCTAGCGGAATGAAGTTTCAAGAATGGAACCCGTCCCACCCAACAACTGCATACAAGGACTTTGTAAAAAGCACTTTGCGCGGCATCGCTTCCGGTCTTGGTGTGAGTTACGAATTAGTGTCCGGGGATTTAGAGGGGGTTAATTACTCAAGTATCCGGGCCGGGGTGTTGGAACAGCGGGAGCATTTTAAGAAAGTCCAACAATGGTTTATTGACGGGTTTATTGGTCCGGTCTTTGAGGCATGGTTAGAGTCTGCAATGTTGGCAAACTATTTTCCGTTTAACATTGGGAGGTTTGACAAAATGAATGCACCACAATGGAAACCGAGACGGTGGAGTTGGGTGGACCCGTTAAAGGATTTGCAAGCCAACATTCAAGCAGTTGAGGCAGGGTTAAACTCAAGGCGTAACATAATTGCAGAGTATGGCGGAGACGTAGAGGACGTTTTTGATAATATAGCAATGGACAACACTTTGGCCGATGAGAAGGGTTTAGTCTTTGGCGAAAATTTGAAACAGCAAGAGGAACAAATAACCTCGGACCAAGATGAGTGAAGAAATGGATAAACGGCACATTGTTAACGTCGAGGAGGACGCAACCACGGTAACAATTACCATGGAGAAATTGCCACAGGAACCCGAGGGAGTAACAGAGTCCACGGAACCAGACCCCGAGGGTGGGGAGGGTAATGCTTACGAGGAGGACAAAGATAAGCACCGAGACGTTACCCCGGTGATTACCCGGGAAGCAATTAACGCCGAGGTCCGCGCACTAGAGGAAACCAACGTTGTGGAGTTGGCTTTTAGTTCCGAAACACCGGTTGAGCGTGATGGTTACTTGGAAGTCTTAGACCACTCCCCGGATAGCGTTGACCTTTCCCGGCTTAATGGTCGTGCCCCATTACTTTTAAACCACGACACTAACGACCAAATTGGTGTTGTGGAATCTGCCCGAATAGACGAGGACAAGGTTGGGCGAGCAGTTGTCCGGTTTAGCAAATCAGCACGGGCACAAGAAATTTACAGAGACATAATAGACGGGATTCGTGGGTTAACGAGTATCGGTTATTATGTCCTCAATACGGTTAGAGAACAAGCCACCGAGGGGTTGGACACCTTGAGGGCGGCGCGTTGGCTGCCGTTGGAGATAAGCGTGGTTTCTGTACCAGCGGACCCCTCGGTTGGAGTTGGCCGAGGTGTTCAAATCGAACAACCGCAACAAACTGAAACTATTAAAACAGATAAAAATAACATGAGTGAAGAAGTAAAAAACGACACTCCTAACGTTGAGGTCATTGCGGAGAACACACGCAACGCCGAGCTTAAACGTTCCAAGGAGTTGACTGCGCTAGGCGCACGTTATAACTGCATGGATGACGCGCACAACGCTATCCAAGACGGCAAGACCCCGGGCGAATTCTCCCGCTGGATTCTTGACAACCAACTTAAAACCGAGCCTGTTCAGGACAAGGGAGAAATCCTAGCACCTAAAGAGGAGAAGCGGTTTAGCCTTTGCAATGCAGTTGCTAACTACATTAAAGAGGGGCGTTTCACCGGTTACGAGGCAGAGGTTAGCGAGGAAGCACAAAAGCGTTATGGTCGAGTCTCACAAGGCTTGGTTATCCCTAACGACTTGCAAGTCCGTGACGTAACCGCCGCCTCGTCTGGTAGTGGTCTTGGCCATGGTGGTAACACCATTGAGGACACGGTTGATTCTGCAAGTTTCATTGATGCCTTGTCTAACATGGTTGTTGTGGAACAAGCCGGGGCAACGGTTCTTTCGGGACTGCAAGGCAACGTGTCAATCCCACGCATGACCACTAGCAACTCCGCCTATTGGGTTGCAGAGCAGGGAAGTCCTACGGAATCCGTTCCGGTCTTTGACCAAGTTTCTCTGACTCCAAAACGGTTAAGCGTTCACGTTAATGTTTCAAAGCAGTTAATGATTCAGTCCAGCTTGGATATGGAAAACATTCTCCGCAATGACATTCTCAAAGCGTTAGCAATTGCCGAGGATGCCGCTGCCATTAACGGTGGTGGAAGTAATGAGCCAACCGGCATCATTGCAACAAGCGGCATTGGCGATGAGGGAGACGGGCAAACAATCAACTATTCCGAAATCTGGAATGTGATAAAGCAAGTGGACCAAGACAATGCCCTTATGGGTGATTTGGCCTTTTTGACAAGTGCCGCCGGTCGAGCCAAGTTGGCTACTACCGAGGTTGCAAGTTCAACTGCCAAATTCCTTTTGGACTCGGACGGTCGTGTTGCTGGTTATCCGTTGTTTGTTTCTAACAACGTACCGGACAACCTTGGAAGCGGAACAAACGGAACTGCCTTTATCTTTGGCAACTTCTCAGACCTCATAATTGGGCGTTGGGATGGTGTCGAGGTTTTGGTAGACCCTTACACCTCTGCGGCAAGTGGCACAATTAGACTTATCGTTTCGTTGTTTACAGACATTGCAGTCCGCCATGCGGAATCGTTCGCAATGACTAAAGGCGACCTCTAATTGATTGACTGTTAGACGTTAGTGCATGGGGGAGGGGTTTAGTTCCCCCTCCCCCTTTTTCTTTAAAATGAGTTTAGTAAACCAACTTCAAACAGACTTTGAGAAGATACGTTCCGAGTGGTCCGTAACCTTTACCTTTAGCGGGTCCAGTTACACCGGTTATTTCGGGGAAGTATCCGAGGACTCTAGTTTGGAAGTTGGTGGGATTGTCCCGGAGTATGACGTAGAAATTTTGGTAAAGGCTGCCGATTTTACAACGCTCCCGGATGTTGGGGACACGTTAGCAATTACGGCAGCTTATGACTCAACCTTGGTTGGTAGAAACTACCGGGTGAACACTCGGGGGTTATCAGACGGCAAAGTTGTTTCGTTACAAGTTAAAGGACTGAATGAGTAGCCCATTTAATAACATAGACTCCAAGGTTGAGTTAGCAGTTAAGGAGATAATCACCGAGGCAAGTTGGTGGTCTACCTACTCGGCAACTTATGACGCATTGCCCGGAATCACAGACGGGGCGTTTGATAAAAACGGCATTGTGTGTTTTGCAGAAAGCGCGGAGGAGAGGAGTAACCTTTCGGGGATTTGGGTGGTCCGAATAAACGTTGAGGTGCGGACTAACGTGGACCCAACAAATGCGGCAAGTACACACCGGACCTTGCTTGCACGGGTGCGCGATTTGTTTCTGGATTCGGACTTGCCCACTACTTTGGACGCTACGGAGCAAGACATAAGAACAAGCGGAGTCTCTGCGTTTCGTACCGGTCAAAATGTGGAGGACCGGTTTTTGGTTGGGTCCGTATCGTTTGACGTTTGCGTTAGTGGCTACTAGCTTCAAAATTGATGACGGCCAATTTTTTATGGCCGTGGATAACTTGGTTGATAAAACCGGGTTGGAAGTAAAAGAGGTGTTGCGCCTAACCGGGCGGCACTTGGTCGAGACTTTGTTAAAACTAACTCCTCCACACTCCGGGAGAGTTGGAAAAGCGTTTGCGGAAAAATCAGCGGAGCAAAGAGGCAAAGGGCGGCGCAGTTTAGAAATGGACATTGCCCGGGTTATTGGTGTTGTTAAAGAGTTGAAACTTTACAATGACCCAAAGGTTAGAAAGGCAATCAACTCCAAAGATTTAAAAACTCTTTCCAAAATTATTGGCAAGCCGGTTTTGGCAAGTTTGCCAAATGAGTACCATTACAAATTTAGAAACCGGAGAGGTAAGGTTAGCAAGGGGACAGGCAAACAGGCTTTTGTAGTAAACAAAGGCGAGCGGACCAACTACGTTAACCGGGTAGCCCAAAGGATTGGCGCATACAAATCCGGGTGGAACAAGGCAGCCCAACGACTAAAGGCCAGAACAAGAGGCGGGTGGGTAGCTTGGGCAAAGAGGCACACCACCCGGGGCATGATTCGGGACAAGTCCTCAAAAATAAATTGGCCAAGACAAGAAATAATATTTGCCAACCTTGCGGACTACGCAACGAGCAGCACCCAAACCTCCCGGTGGTTGCGTTACGCTCAAGGCATTTCCATGGGAAAAATGAATCGTTTTTTTGAGACCATGGTAAAGCGGCGAATGGAGAAAGAAATGGGACTTAAACGTGGTTCAATAAAATAAGCCCTAAAATTTGAAACGCCCAAGCAATCTCATAATCTAACCCCATGGCTACGGCAAATGGCAAATATGTAGTGTGGGGAGTTGCGGGAATAACTGCAACCGGTTTTGCAAGTACAGAACCAATAAGCGCAGACCACGGAGACATTCAAAGCGTTTCCATTAGTAATCAATCAGACGTTACCGAAATCAAAAATGGTTCCGGTGATGTTGCTGCCTTGGTTTTTAGTAATCACAACCGGGAATGTTCAATTGAAGTTGTACCAAGTTCGACAACTTTGGATTTAGTGCAAGCAGACATTGAGGCGTTAATTCCTGCACCGGGCACAATAATTACTTTAGTAGAAGCAGACGCAAATTTAACCAGTTTAGACGGAGACACCGACACCGTTAAAGACACGGCAGATGCAGGAAAGTGGAGTTACATAAGTGGCGAGCTTTCGCGTTCCAACGATTCTGAGGCGAGGGTAACTATGACGCTCCGCCAATATGCCGGGTGTGATGCTGGCGTTGCGGGTGCAGTTTAATAAATGTGCGGGACTTTAACTCTACCATTGTCCCGGACACGCATGAGGTCCTTGGGATAAAGTTACGCCCCTTTAGTTTGGGGCACTATATCCTACTAGAAAAAAATAACTGCGCCCTCCTCCTTGGTGGTCCTGCAACGGTCATAGACTTTGCCATTGCCGTTGTCGTTTGCAGTAACACCTTTGAGGAGTTTTTAGAGGCGCAACGCAACGGAGAAGTCCAAAAGCACACCAAGCGTTTAGCCAAAGTGTGCAATGAAATTGACTTAGAAAAAGAGTCTAGGTTTGTTGCCAATTACATTGAGGAAGGTTTACTTGGACCCTCTTATTGGTTTAAGGAGCAAGGCAAGGGACTCTCTACACCACTCCCCCAAATCATCCGTTGCCAACTCCATAAAAACACCAACCTTACAGAGTCGGAAATAATGAACCGACCTTTCGCAATGAACCTTTGGGACATTGTTACGCTTGGTGAAATGGACGGTAATTTATCTCTCAAAACCGAGGACCACGACGAGGCGCAGAAAAAAGCAGACGATTTTGGCGAGCGTTACGCCGAATTGTTAGATAAACAGAAAGCGGAGAACAACTAACATGGTAGCAAAGTTAATGGCGCAGTTGGGCTTGGATTCCCGCCCCTTTGACCAAGGGATGAAAGGGGTTTCCAAGTCCGCTAAAAAAACCGGGCGCAAAATTGCAGGAGACTTGAGGGGGCAACTTGCGGGGGTCTTTGCTGCCGGGTTTTTAACTAAAGCAAGCGCAGACGCTTTGCAGTTTGCCAAAGACGTTAAAACATTCTCCCACCAGATTGGTCTAACCACGGACCAATTCCAGCAAATGGACTTTCTGTTTAAGCAAATGGGAGCGGATACCAATGACGTTACCGATGCTTTCGCAACCCTCACCGACAAAATGCAGGACGCAATGAGTGGGGCGGCAGGGGTTCAAGAGGACTTTAAATTAATTGGGTTAGAGTCTGATAAGATGAAAGGTAAAACACCTTTTGAGGCAATGATGCTTTTTGCGGATGCTGCCGCTAATACAGACGATAAAAGCCGAGTGTTAACGGCAACCATTCGGACTTTTGGCGATGACCTTGGCCGCCGGGTGTTGCCTTTGATAAGTCAAGGGTCCGAGGCTTTAAGAGAAATGGCAACGGCAGCCAACGAGTTTGCAATAAGTGAGGAGGCATTAACTAGCCTAGACATTGCCTCTAAAAAGTTAGACGCATTTAGCGCAAGCCAACGAGGTTGGTTTGGCACATTTCTTGGGGACCTTGTTAGCTTTGGCAACGGTTTTGTTAACACATTTAAAGCCATTGTTGTTGCCCCGATTGGTGGGTTGATTACGGGCATGGCTGCCTTGTTTACAGACGGGGTAACGTTTGGGGAGGCTTTTACTGATGAGTACAATAAAATTGCCGATAGTGCGACCAAAGCACAAAAGCAATTTGAGGAGGCAACCAAGCCGAGCGACTTGGACCCGGCAGAGAAGTTTTTAGGGCAGGGCATAGACTTTGAGTTAGAGAAGCAAATCAAGACACTTGAGGAGCAAGTTAAGAAACGCAAAGAGCAACTTGATTTTGCCAAGCTAACGACTGCCGAGCAAAAGAAACAATTAGAGTTGCAAAAGAAAGAGGCAGAGGAGGAGGCTAAAGCGTTGAGGGAAACCGGTAAGCCCGAGGATAAAAAGAAAGCGTTAGAGTTAGAAATGAAAGCGTTAGACGCTGCCGCTAAGTTAAGCAAATCGTCTGCCGCCAAATCGTCTACCCGTTCCCTTACAAGTGCCCAACAGATTGGGGCATTGGTTAGGTCCCCACAAGGCTTGGTTAATTTGGCGCGTCAACAGTTGACCGTGCAAAAGAAGATTGAAGAAAACACCGGGGCTAAAGTGGCTGCCGGGGCAACCGATACAATTTACCCGTAATGGCAACAATAGTAGGGGCAGAAAAAGTAGTTAAAACCGGCAAGCGTTATTCTTGGAACAAAGCGAGCGGGTGGACTAGCGAGGTCCGTTATCAAGGGGAGAAAGATGCCGTCCGGGGTTTAATTAGTCGGTTTGTCCCAAGGGTTGATGATGTTAGTTATGAAACTAACGGGGCAACAGCAACCTTAACCGCAAGAATCAACAGGGACATAACCGGAGGGGGCGGTGGTGAGTCAGAGGCAGAGGTAACGACAACATGGGAGTTAATTGGGCAGGATAGCCAAAAAGACATCCGGGAACATTGGAGGGTTTTAAACCTACACCCCAACACCATTAAAGACGTTGAAAAGGCGGCAGATAAATTAAACGATGGAACCTATGCAAACGCCGCCGCTGCCTTTGCGGTAGACATTCACACCGGCACAACCTCAACCGGGTCATGGACAAACAATGCCAAGTTTTTGTTTTTCATGTTATCCAAGGGCCAGGAATCTTGGTTGGATTTTGAGTATGTTTTACGGAAAACAGAATTAGTGGCAAGCGACTACCAAAGGCAAATGGCTACCACGGGTGTGGGGTACATTTGGACCACGGCACAAGTAGCAAGTGCCGAGGGGATGCCGCCCATGATACAAGCCACAATAAGCGACATAAACGCCCCCACCTTTACCGTCCCAACTGATGTAAGTGATACCGGTTACACTTACAAATGGCGGTGGTTAAAGAAGTCTCCACAAATTACACAAGTTGCGGGTGGTAAGTTTGAGCGGAACCAAGAGTGGCAACTTAACATTTGGCCAAACTTTGTTTATCCCGAGGCAAGTTAATGTTTAGAGTCCCACCAAAACTAAAGGGCAACGGACCAGAGGCGGCATGGCACAACCAAATGAGGGAGGTTATTTTGTCGTTAATTCCGGTGGATAGCACCAACACACAATTTAAAAGAACTACCCGGGGCACAATTAGGGAAGGCAAAGCCGGGACAGATGGAACAAGCGGAAGTGGCAAAGCGGTTTGGCTATAAGTTATTTAACTGGCGGGGAGCAACCCTCGGCGGACCGAATGAACGAACTTTGGTCCGAGGCGGACGCTATACTTAACAAAGCACTTAACGGGTGTTCCACTTATTTACTTGAAAACATAGGGGCAAGCGCAAGCCCGAGCAGTTACCCGGACTCCTACCTTTACCGTGGTAACGAGTTTATTTTCTACCCGGGGACAACTCACGGGGCAACCTCTACAAGTGTTGTTTATTCTGCCTTTGAGACTATTCCCAACACTTACGACCAATCCACCTACGACACGGCGGCAGCCAACGCAACAATTAGCAGTTACGCCAATGGTTACGCTTATGTTGCAGGAAGTAGCACCCCGGACTTAAAAAGGTCCATGAAAGTCCACTACCGGGATAATGGCGGGGTGGACCATGCAATTTGGGAATACACAGAACCCGCCCCGGAGAAACAATGGGACTTGGCAGTTGCAGAGGTAATAATTGCCACGGGTAGTGGAACAAGTTTTGCAATCCCGGACTCTTACGACAAATATAATTGCTTTAAAATTCACAACTTAACGGACCGAGATTACACTATTTATTGTGGCAGTTTTTCAGACCCACACACCACGTTTAGTTTACCGGCATACAATCAAAAATGTTTAAGGAGGGTGGGCACTACCTTCCACCATGATTACAATTATTTTTTTAAGTGCCTACCTCAAGACCCACGCTTTTTGTTCTTTGATAGTTTTAGCGGGTCTATTGCCCAAACGATGAGGGCAAACAACATAACCAACCCACATTTTATTTTTAACCTCTTTGAGTTTGTGGGCATGGAAAATAGCCCATTCCTGCAACAAGATTACAACTCGACGCAAGGCAGAGACAAACACCACCAACGCATATTTTTTAACTCAACAACCCAAAACGACATTGGCAGCGATTATGCGACGGGTGGGTATTTTCCCACAATAGACGATAACACAAAGATTGGGGACTTGGTGTTTCATAAAGGCGCAATTGGCTACCGCAAAAAAGACACATCCGGTAGCACCCTGCAAACCGGCACAGTCCAGTTTGATGGGTGGGGTTCTTTCAATTCTAACCTTAACGCAATCGGGGCAGAAATAAGTGACAGCACAATTACCCACAACGAGGACACAAACATTGGCAAAACTGCCACGCCTAGCTTGTTTGAGATTTGGCCTTTAACCACCAATGTCCTGCAAAATAACGATGCCAACCAAGTTTTAAATTTGGCAAGTACAGTCTACAAACTGCAAACACACTTTTTAAAAGTCCCGGACCTACACCAAAACACCACAACAATTGGCGTGGATTACACCGGGCGGCCAAAATCATTTAGACCTTACCACGCATTGTTTAACGACATTGCAACAAGTGGAACAAACCCAAACGTTAGCGGCACAAGTTTTGATGGGAAAACCTACACGGTTGGAAACTTTAAAAGTCACTTAACAAATTATTGCAGCATAAGCACACCAGAAAACAAAAGTGTGGTCTTAACCTCGGAGGGTCCAAAGCTACTTTGGCGGGATGTGTTCGACATACGTTCCCCGTTGGGTGGTGGAGATAATGAGGGATATTGGAAAGGGTTAATAACTAACCACAGTTTTAGTTTGGAACTAGATAGCGGGACCCTAAAACTTAAATGTGACCAAGAGTGGTTTATTCCAAAACGATTACATACGGCAACATATTCCGGGAGTAGTGCAAAAGGAAAAGCAAGTTACCTTTATGCGTACACTTGCGGTTGGCCAAGCCATTGGAAGGATTCTTTTTTTAATGCTGTAACAACTAATTACCGACATCACGTTGACACTCACAAGTTTCACCGGATGCACGAAACCCCGCGCAAGGTCCGACAGTATGAAACAGCTACGCCCATAACGGCAGGGACCGAAACTTTTAAGCACAACGATATTGAGGGGGACCCGGCAGGGACGGACCTACAACTTAACAACATTGGAACGTTAACCTCTACGGACATTGCGTTTTTAACAAACGACATAGACGCAAAGGCCAGCAAGGGGTCTTTTAGTGGTGGAGAAATAAATAACCCCAATTATCCCCGCTTAATTGTTGACGATGTAATTTTGGAGGTAGAAAACAGCAAAACAGACGCAAGCCTTAACACGATAAAAACACCGTCAAGTTACAACCGGATTAACCTAGTCCGGGAACATTACAACAACATTGCCGTCTTGATTAAAAAAGCGGACCAGATAAGACCCTTGGCAGTAGATGAGATATATTGGGGCAACCGCATAATGAAACCGGGCAATGGTTGGCTTAATGATTTAGTTGCACCAATAGACCTTTACGAAGGGTTTACCCTTAACGATGACCAATATGATTTATATTTAGATTTATTTGGGACCACGGACAAAATTTACGGTTACACGGACTTTGCAGACGGGACGGCAATAAGGGCGGCGGCATCTACTTCCGTTGCGTCCGGGGCAAGTCAAAGCGAGCAAGCGGACGTTGATGATTTTAGGTGGGTAAAAATTAACGATGTTAAAGCCTTTGCCGATGCCGAGGGTTTAGCTTTTAGATTTGAGGAAGTGGCAGCACCCGCGCAATGGGTAACAAGCCTTTCCCAAACTCCATACCAAGGCACAATCCCGGACCAAACTAATTGCTTTTTAATCGCAACAAGTGGAACGGGGCACAATTACAAGGCAGCATTTAGCGGGGGCATGGTAGTGGGAGAACATTATGGAACCGGTTTTGATTATGTGCAATTAAGCGACTCAACTAGCGAAACGCTAGGGACTACGTTTTACCGTGAGGACGTTGTTAACTCACAAAATACAAACTTTAATTTGTTGCCTATTTTTAAAAATAATCTTGGAACTTCTGCAAATGCAGACGGTTACGCAACGGGTTTAGTTATCCAGATTGTTGACGGAACAAATGGAAGGACAAACAACCCAAGGGCTAAACTTGCTTTGCAACCACTTAAAACAGTCCGACTTGATAACCCGGGCACAAGTAGCCACACCGGAACAGATATTGACATAGACAGTAGCGATAGGGTGGAAACAGCCACAACCGAGTTGGAGACAATAACAACGGATAAGCATTTTTATTATCCGACAAAGCCCCGCCATCGTTACGCCTTTTTAGTCAACACCACGGCAGCCAAGACCCATTCCGCCTAAATTTGAAACCTCCCCGAGTTGGGGCAAACTAGGTCCGTGGCGAATCTTTTAAAACTCTTTGTGGATTTGCAGGAGGACAAGTTAGTTACCTCTGTTGTAGACTCCACGCCCATAACTCTCCCCTCATTTATTCAAGGGGACCAGATACCGGTTGAGGTTTATTTACTGGTTAAGGATGAGTCTGGAGGGTTTGCGTCACAATACAAAACACTCCCGGACAACCTGACGGTTAAAGTTGGATTGGTTAGCCCAAGTGGGGCGACAAGTGCAACCGCTTACTCCTCGGTTACTCTTTCTCGTAAATACCGGGTTGGGGCAGCTAAACCGGTTGCCGGGGGTAGTGCTTACACTTTAAACGATGAGCTTAAACCCCCAACAAGTTCCGCCTCAGAGGACCCGGTTTTAGTCGTTAAGGGTGTTGCCTCTGGTGCAATCACCGAGTTAGCAGTTAAAGAAAGAGGGATATATTCCACCAAGTCAGATTCCGCACTTAGCTTAACAGACTTTATTGTTGCCGATTCAAGCACAAGCGGGGGCACTTGCCGTATTGATTGGGAAACGTTCCACTCCGGGACCTTAGACCTAACCACCACAGGAGTTAACAACACACTTTTAGCCGGTAACACGGGCAGCCCAAAAACAAGCGCAACCGCAACCTTAGAGATAGAGGTAACAGGGACCAGCATAGCGAGGACCCCAATTCAATCCACGGTTACTGTTAAGGCAGACGGAATAAAAAGCGGAATCGGTAACAGCACCGCCGGGGCGGGGTATGTTCAACTCGGTAAAGCAACTGTAACAGGGGCAAGCACAATAAACGCTTTAAATGCTGGTAACTCGTCTTTTGTGCGTTTGGACAACTCAAGTGTTAGCGGCAATGTTGCGCTTAACGGAATTGCCGGGGGGGTAGATGGTTATTTCTTAACCATATTTATTAACGCAAGCGGGGGAAGTCAGACCACGACAATAAACAACAACTCCGCAAGCGCAACCACAACCGCAGACGCTATAATAATAAATGACTCCTCTTTAGTTATTACCGGGGATGGTGTTGTGCAGTTGATTTACGAGGGCACAGAGTCCAAATGGCAAGTGCTTAGTGCCCGGGATTCAAGCGGGGCGGAATAATTTGAAACACAAGAAATTTAAAAGAAAGTAACACCGATGGCGGAAATTACGATTACAGACGGATACATAACAAGTGGAAGCGCAAACGCTAACACGGCACTTGGTGGGTCCACTCAAGCGGACACTCTAATTGTTGTGGCGCACAAGGCCGCCGAGACTGAAAACACCGGGACCGTTTACCTTAGAAAAGTTGGGGGCACGGTAAAAATCCCATTGTCTCCCGGAGACGTTTTGAGTGTTACCGGTCCAAACGGGGAGGAGTTTACTTTGTCGCAATGGGAAATTTGCAATGTAAACGCCGGGGACGGTTGCGGGTTTGTTGCGTTAGACCACTCACCATTTGGTTGATATGTCCAATTTTCAATTATTTCGCAATTCTGTAAGGGCAACGCCATCGTCTGGCGGCGGCACACAAAGCGACGAACTGGCCGCCAAAATCAAGTCGGTCACATCGTCCACGACAGTCGGTGCAGTTTTCGTGTACGACACACGCAACGACTCAGATTCTGGCTCGTGGAGGAAGAAAACTTCGCACACAAGCTGGGCGCGTGAAGCCGCAAGTGCCACACGTTCTTCACGTTCAGAATTTCCCTCAGTCGCGCTGATTGTTGCGGATAATGGTGGCTCAGACGAAACGCTATCAATCTACGACCTTGACGACGTGTCTGCACCTTTGTGGATGCAATTTCAAACAACAGCACAAGCATCGCCATACCACGATTTTTGGCGAGGTGCGCGGGATGTTTCA